TCCCCCGCCTATTCGAGGCATTACAAAAAGAGTGCGATCTGTAGTGGCGGGAGGTACATAAAACCAAAACTCAATGGTAAATAAATCAGCGCCAAAAGAGAATGCGTTTGAATCGGTAACGGTTAAGTAATCACTTGTACCATCAAAATAACCACTGGAGCCACCAAATTTGCTTTGTGTTGTGCTGATCTGTACGTTGCCTGTGCGCGTAACTGATCTTGCACTTGGCCCACTATCTGTAAACGTCGTACTGCCATTGCTACCGTCCATGTGCAGTAGCAGACTTACATTGGCCCAGTAGGGGTCGCCGCCTGCGCTTGGCCAGATTCCCGCACTCGCCGCGATCTTCTGCTCCTCAAGATCCCAGATACCGCTGGCGTTGCTGGTAGAGGGGATGCGGGGCTTGCCGCGAAGGCCGCCGTTGTAGCCGAGCAGCGCCATGATTCAGGGCTCCGGTGATGCGGGGGTGGCGTTGTGGGAGTAGAACATGATGACAATCTTAGGAAATTGGTATAAAGGTAGGAGGAGTAAACGAGGACGTACCAGGATAGCGACACACGTTGGATGTCATGCGTAAACCATCTAAGTACCCTAATACGCTAGTTGGTTGAGAGTAACTACCGCAACAGGCAATAGTGCCGGTTAAGTTTTCGGTGAACAGAGCCTCCTGCTTGAATACTCCGTCGTAAAAAACTCTGATAGTCCCACTTTGCCGAACAAGAGCGACATGGTGCCATGTATCAAGTGTTATGGTACTCATGTTTTGAAACCCATCCAAAATCATGTCAAAACCCGGAGTAGAGCGGATAAAGAAGAATTGTCTACCTAGGCCATCATCAAATAGATAAAGACCATATGTACCGTTTTGGTTGGTTACAGTAAAAAATGATTTGTATCCTATAGTAAGTTCTGTGGGATTCCAGAAGCACTCCCATGTAAAATCATCAGTACCGAATGGCGCTGTTCCTGATGCTGATAGTTCCCCCAGTCCGTTTGACGAGTAGAAAGACGAAGATCCAAACTTAGCTCTGTCAGTGCTAATAAATCCTGGACTTGTACTTGAGATAGTCCGATTATTATTGCTTAAATCGGTGTATGATGTTGAGTTATTGACACCCTCAAATCCAAGAAGAAGTTCAACATTTTCCCAATACTGATCGAGTGACGGCCAAATCCCCGCACCCTTTGCGAGCTTTTGTTCCTCGGGATCCCAGACCCCGCTGGCGCTTCCGGTACTCGGAATACGCCGTGGGCCGATCAGTCCGCCATTTGTTCCGATACCAAGCATGATTCAGGGCTCCGGCTGTTGCGGCCAGGTGAGATCGAACGGGTTGGTTTGAGACGTAATGTCGCGCAGAGCCTGGCGATAGACCGCCCAGGCCGCACGATCAGCGCCGAGGTCGTAGTCGGTAATTTGTGTCCAGTCAGACCGCTCAAGAGCCGATTTTCTGAACTTACGAATCGAGTCCCATTGCGCATCGATCTCGGACTGGTTGTACGGGCGCACGAAGAAATCGTTGCCATCCCAGTCCACCTTCTCGGTCTTGTAATCGCACCCCGGACGCTCGAACGGGCCGGTGTAGCCCGCACGCTCCAGTTCGGCTGGCGTGAAGGTGGTCGAATCGGTACGAGTGGTTCCGTCCGCAAATCGGATGCGGTGAGGGAGAGGAGCGGGAGTCGAGCCGTTGTGTGAGAAGAGCATGATTATGGCCAGTAGGGTGTTTTGATCCCCGCGTAGGGGTCTTGTTGTCCAGGGGAAAGGGCGGTAAATTCAGAAACCCAAACATATCCCTGCCCAGGATTGGGTACAAGTTTGATGTACCTTGCTAGAGTAGCAGAACTTAGTGGAATGGCGTAAATACCCGGATCCGGTTGACCTCCAGAACCCTGAAATGCAGGGTCGCTATAACCCGACATCCAATAGTTATTGTTTTCGATTGTAAAATCAGTTCCATTAACTGAAGATTCAACTCTAAATGCACCCGGATGCCAACCGCTCCACCCACCGTTATTCACCCCACCACCCGTACCAATCAGTACGCGGTCAACTAGATATACGCCAAACAGGTCTAGTGTAATAGTACCGGGCCAACCCATGTTGCCATTTACCATTCCTATGTCAAAATTATCAATCGTGCCATCACGTAACTGCGGTACCGATGTCCACGTAGGATAGGGATTGGTGGAGCCAAAACCAAGCGTAGTGGTGTAAAGGAACTGAAGCTGGTCAATTCCTCCACTGTTCGGCCAGACCTGAGCCCGTTTGGCCACGCTCTGCTCGTTTTGAGACCACAATCCTGTAGCTGTGGTGCTTGTTGAGGTGCGCCGGACGCCAATCAGTCCACCGTTAAACCCGATCATCAGCTAATGTCCTCGTAGCTGATTACCAGCTCGAGATCGTCGGCCGCGCTGGCCACAGCCTTGAGCGACTGACCCTCTTCGACGTAGATGTAACCTTCCCGGGTAACCAGAACCTGCGTCGCATCGGCCGGCACGGCGATAGTTTTGGCCAGATAACGGTCGGTCGTACCGTCGTTGAGGGCGAGCGAGATGTCCGCGGCGGCCGTACCGTCCACGTTCGCACAGTAAACGCTATTCACCTTAAAAGCTTTGCCACTGCTCGCTGCGTTGGTCAGCGCGGCGGCCAGCGAAGTCGTAACGGCGTAAGTAACGGTCTTACCAATAACTGTAGTCGGAGATTTGAGGTTAGGTGCGGCCATGGTGTGATGTGGTAATTAGAGGTGGAGAGTGTTAGACAGAGGGAGCCAGACTGCCCTGGAAGTCAGGGAACGGTTCGGTGGGAGGTGAGAAGTTGGAGGTGTAGCGAGCTACGCCCAGTGTTACCCGGACCTCGTCCATGAAAATGCCGCGGCCCGGTGTGGGAAGAGCATCGAGCATTCCGAAGTAAATAGTGTCACTACTACTGAACCCACTAGGGTATAACCCGGAACAGACACTAACACCGTCCAAGTACAAAGTGATGGTGTCAGCGTTTTTCACCACAGCGTAGTGCTGCCAAGAACCCTGAGTAGGTGCGACGGACGAACCGACGAGCGGGACTACCCCCTCACCCACGGAGGAGATGAGGCCAAGGTTTCCCGAGTCGTTGTAATTTAACGACAAACCTACCAGTTGAGATGCAGCATTATCTGCGATAAAGAACGGAACGGCTTCTCCTCCGTACACCACATCCGGGAAGGAGAAGTTCAGGAAAAATTCAACCGTAAAATCTTCTCCATTGAAGTTTAACTGGTAGACTAACCCAGCGCTCAGTAGTTCCTCTCCGGCCACCTCCGACGCGTTTAGGGATCCCGTACCGTACCTTGACCACTGAGTTGTAATATCAGTTGCTGCGGAGACTTGAGTCGGGACCAGGTTATTCACCGAGCTATCCGTAAATACCGTGCTCCCCTCCGCACCGTCCAAGTGCAGAAGCAGTGCTACGTTCTCCCAGTACGGATCCGATTCAATCCACCCACCTTCATCAAAGTAGTACCACACCTTTTCCGTATTCGGATCGGTCCAGGACTCCTCGTTAGCAGGATCGGGAGGATATAACGGTGTATATGTCGAGGCAAACCTCAAGCCCACTTACCAACCTCCGACAGGGTCGATGTGTTTGTCATCTATTGACTCGTCTATCTAGCTTTAAACTATTCCGGTAGACCGGGTGGCCAGATCTGGCCGGATGTCGGCGTAGTCTGACCACCACCAGCAGCAGTAGTGAAACTATCGTACCAATCCTATGCAATCAGACCGGCGGTAATGAAGGCGGGCTTGAGAAGTTCTTCTTGGGTCCACGGAGCATTGAGGACGTGAGTGGTCTTGGTTACGGTCATGATCAGAAGTCGAGTCGGGGTTGTAGAATGTAGACAGCGAAGACGAAGGACAGGGCTCGGGGTACCGAGTCCATGTTCTTAACTCTCACTTTAGCAGTTATGTCGGTGGTAAACACTAAAGGGACGGGCGAAAGAGTCACAGATTCTCCTTCCGTAGTTGTGGCTAATTCGGCGTACAGTCCGCTGTTGGCCGGCGGCGGTGGGTCTCCGGGCTGAGAGCGATTATCCGCATCTCTGGAAGACTCAGAGTCGTAGACCCTGACCCAGGACGGCCACAGCGAACCGACACGGGTGAGGTGGAATAGATAGCCGGCATCAAGATCGAAGTTGTGATAAGCCCCCGGAGCTATTGCCGGAGTTGTTATCTCAAAATCTTGAGATCCTCCGGGTATGGTCGAGTTAATTCGGCCGTCCGCACGGATACTTAACCACCCGGCATTATAGAAATCGTCCTCTACGCCGGTGTCATCGATTAACTGTACTCTTTTTATCGGCTGAGTCATTGTGGTTTGGGATACTTAGCTTTAAACTGCTGCGGGCGAATTTGCTCACTGGTGCGTGAATAGGCCGCCTGGATCGCTGAAGTCGAGGAACAACGACTCGCCACTGGCCAGAGTCAGACTGTCGCCGTAGTCGTACCAGCCGATCAGCAGCTCGCCGGCCGAACTGGAATCGTAGACCACAACGTAACGGAAAGGACCGCAGGTACCGGTAGCCGTGAATGTCACGTCCTGGACGACCAACTTGTAAGTGCCAGAAGTCTGGGTCGAGGAGACCACTGGCAGGGTGAATCCGCCGGTGTTATACCCTCCTCCCGTCGCGATCTGCGCGATGTCCGCGATGGTCTGGTTGGTGGGGCTTGGAGCGGTGTTGGTGAAGGCGACTCTCAGCACCGCGGTGGAAAGGTTGTGCTTACCCTCGTGGACGTTCTTGCCAAAGGAGTGGAACTTGTTGTAAGTGGCCATGTATGTTAGCTCTGTAGTAGTGGTTGGAGAGGAATCAGCTCGAAGTCGGGAACGCTGCGGCCGGAGGGGTGAAGGGGCCGGTGTAGCGAGCTACGTCCTTCGTAACTCTGAACTCGTCTATGTATCCCTTAAAATGCTGGCCGGAGGTGTGGGTGGAGCCGGCTATTCGTAGCTCACTATCACCCGAGTTGATAGTTCCCGAGATCGTCGCCGACTTATTAACCGCCCCGTTCACGTAGCAGACAAAAGCAGTGCCGGAACGAACAAACGCGATGTGATTCCACTGCTCGTAAGGTATGTCGGAGGAGCTGAAATCACCAATATTGTTGCTATTTATCCACAACCCTCCTCCGCCATGGTAGGGTCTGAAAAGCAGGCCATTGTAGTAGTAGCCCATCTCGAATACTGTAGGGTAGGAAGTGGGTTGAGAGTTCGATCCCCATATCCATGTCTCCACCGTAAAGTCTCCGGGGAAGACAAAGTCACCTGCCGACGGTACGGTTAGGTAGTGACCGGTACCCGGGGTGTAGAAGCTACGCGATCCGTAT